TATCCGCCGTTAGATTTTTAGTGTCTGATGTTGTAACAATTAATTATTTGTTGGATGAGGGAGCCGGTACATCTCTGGTGGATAGCCTGGCAGTTGCCGCAAACGGTTCAATATACAATGGCGACGGCTCTGAGTGGGTTGCCGACGGCGGGGAAACAACAGTAGTCGCAACACAAGCCGACCAAAACGCCAGCATATCAGCATCAAGCACAGCGCCAAGCGCGTCCGCAAGTATAGTTGCAACTCAGGGGGAGCAAAACGCTTCACTGTCTGCAAGTGCCACGACACCATTGGCGACAATTACTACAGGCCCATTCAAAAATAACACCGCAGGGCTGCAAACCGGATTAACAGGGTTGCGAGTAGTTGTGCTTGATCCGGTTGCAGGTACAACAGTTTTAAACTCAACGGGCAACACGACACACGCTACAACAGCGGTATTGACTTTATCAGATGCAGCGTTAACCGCGTCTGAAACCTATGCGGTGATAACGCTCAACACGGCAGGCACAGCAATAGGCGCGGAGCTAATAACAGCAGTATGAGCATGAGATTCGACTCGTCACCGCTGATCGCTGGCGCTTACATGTGGGGCGATCGTGGCCACGGCGTTCTCGCTGAAACGGTGCCGTCAACTGGCGACAGCGGGGCGGGTTACCTTTACAACGATCTGGATTTACCGACAGATAACGGCAAAGAGGTCAGAGGCGAGATAGTCGCGTGGCCAGCGTCCGGTACGTTGACTGCAAACGAGGATTCAAGCTTTGAATTCAGCGGTGCGACAGATGGCAGCTACTCATTTCAGTACCAGCTTTATGTTGACGGTGTAGCGACTGGATCGCCTGCCACAGTCAGTTTGGTGGTTGGGGTGGCATCGGCCACGGTCGCAGCAACTCAGGCCGCACAATCGGCAGAGATTGCAGCATCAGCGACCGCGTTAAGTTTTACATCGACAGTCGTTGCAACTCAGGCAAGCCAAACAGCTACAGCTAATGCTACAGCTAACGCGCCCGTTGGCACAGCAAGCATTGCCGCTACACAGTCAGACCAAAACGCGACAGCCAATGCAACCGCAACAGCGCCTAGTTTTACGGCTACAGCAACAGCAACACAAGTAGCGCAAACAGCATTAGCAAGTGCGGCAGGCACAGCGCCCAGTGGAATTGCGACCGTCACAGCAACTCAGGCAGAGCAAAGCGCAACGGTATCGGCAAGCGCAACAGTGCCCAGTTTCACGGCGACAATAGCGGCAAGCCAAGCTCAACAAACAGCAGTTATCAGCGCAACAGGAACGGCGCCGAGCGGCACGGCAACAGTTACAGCAACACAGCAACAACAGATAGCAATAGCCAGTGCAAGCGCAACAGTACCAAGCTATACGGGCAACGTTGTAGCGATACAGTCTGCACAAAACGCCAGCGTCACAGCGGCACAAAGCAGCCCAGGCACGGCCACAGTCACAGCATCACAGGCGGCACAAACAGCGGTTATTGCTGCATCGTCAACAGTCCCGGCTTATACGGCGTCAGTGGTGTCTACGCAGGCGGCACAGTCGGCAGTCGTTGCGGCAAATGATGGCAATGTTTATATCGTGCCACGAAACAATATGAGCGTAATGGCAGAGCTCAGAACAATGAGAGTGCTGTAATGACGATATTCTATAACGATGGCTCAAAGATCCCGGCAGCACCCTATAAAGATCCTGATTCGGTGATGGACTATGGGGCTGATTATTCAAGCTGGCTATCCACGGGCGAGACCATCAGCGCATCAGCGTGGCTCATAGATGGTACGGTGGTTAGCGCAACAGATACGGTAAACGGCCTGACTCTCAACAGCGCAACCAGCACGACCACGGCGACAGCGGCATGGCTATCTGGCGGAACGGTAGGCACAACCTACACACTGACAAATCGCATCACGACAAGCGCGGGCCGAACAGAGGATAGGTCGATGCTCATCCTGTGCGCCGAGAAATAAAAAAGGTACTCCGGAAGGGGGTGGCCGTTACGGGTACGCAGAGGCGCCGAATTTAACTAGCTACGAATTTCTATAGGGGGTTCCTTCCGTGGGGCTAATAGTCAACAAATTACAGCTTGCTGAAATCATCGGCGTATCTGACAGAACTTTGACCACCTGGCAAAAAAACGGACTACCGATAAAAGTAGACGGGGCAAGGGGTGAGGCCAATAAATACGACACTGAAGACGTCATCGAATGGATGATTGCTCGCGATGTTAACGCGGCTATCGGCGGGGCGGGTGGAGGATCTGAAAAGCACGATTATGAAACCGAGCGGGCAAGACTGACATTCCATCAAGCAAACAAAGTTGCGCTTGAAGAAGACATTCTCCGGGGCGCGTCCATTTTGTCCTCTGACGTTGAGGCGTTCCAGTCGCGCATGATTGCAGCGTTTCGGGCGAAGTGCCTGGCATTGCCGACAAAGACAGCGCCGCGCGTTGTTTATCTCGACAATCTCGCAGAGGTAGAGGCAGAATTAAGGTCAGCAGTTTATGACGCACTCACAGAGCTTTCAGAGTTTAGATTTTCAGACTACGGTATACGATCAGTTTCAGACGCTGATTCAGCGGATAACGCCGCCGCCGAATCTGACAGTCAGCTCATGGGCTGACACATACCGGAGACTATCCAGCGAGGCCAGCGCGGAACCCGGCAGATGGAGAACTGACAGAGCAGAATATCAGAGGGAAATGCTAGACGCTCTAAACGATCCAGCCATTGAGCAGGTCGTTGTGATGAGTTCGGCGCAGGTAGGAAAAACGGAAATCCTCCTGAATCTCATCGGCTATTACATCGATTACGATCCAAGTCCGATTCTGTTGTTACAGCCAACGCTCGAAATGGCGCAGACGTTTTCAAAAGATCGTCTTGCTCCAATGTTGCGAGATACGCCAGCATTGCGCGGGCAAGTGGCAGACGTAAAAAGCAGGTCAGCAGGCAACACGATGCTGCACAAGACTTTCCCCGGCGGCCATATCACCATGGCAGGCGCAAATAGTCCGGCGTCACTGGCATCCAGACCGATTAGGATTTTACTCGCCGACGAGGTGGACAGATACCCAGCAAGCGCAGGCGCTGAGGGCGACCCGGTCAATCTGGCAAAAAAGAGAACGACAACTTTTTGGAACCGGAAAATAGTTCTGGTTTCAACGCCAACAATCAAGGGGCTTTCCCGGATTGAAGCGGCATATGAGGACAGCACGCAAGAGCGCTTTTGTTTGCCGTGCCCGTCATGTGGTGACTATCAGCAGATCAGGCGGCAGCACATCGAGCACATCCGCGAGGATGAAAAGCTGATTGCAGTCTATGCTAGCTGTGAGCATTGCGGCGTAATACACACCGAAAGCGAGTGGAAAATACAGCCGGGCAAGTGGATCGCAGGCGCTGAGCATCACAAGTGCCGAGGGTTTCACCTCAATGAGTACATGAGCCCGTGGCGCAAGTGGCTGGAGATTGAGCAGGACTTTTTAATAGCCAAACGCTCACCGCAAACGCTCAAAACGTTTGTGAATACCTCCCTTGGCGAGACTTGGGAAGAAGACATCGGCGAACAGCTCGACCATGCCAATTTATACGGCAGGCGCGAGCATTACCCGGCGCAGGTGCCGATTGATAACTGCGTCATCACGGCGGCGGTGGATACGCAGGATGACCGATTTGAAATAGACATTGTCGCGTGGGTGGCTGGCGAGGAATCCTACCGCATCAGCTACGAGCGACTTTACGGCGATCTGTCGCGGTCTGAAATATGGTCGCTGCTGGCTAAACGGTTGAGACGGTCGTTTACGACTCCATCGGGACTGATCCTTGACGTCAAACTGGTGCTGATTGACTCAGGAGGGCATTACACAGATGAGGTTTATCAGTTCTGCAAAGCGCAAGGCGTGAGGCGGTTTATCCCGGTCAAGGGTCATTCGCTGGCAGGCAAGCCCATCGCCCAGTTTCCGCGCAAACGGACGGAAAATGGGGTCTATCTGACGATGATCGGAACAGACACGGCCAAAGAGGTTGTAAACGACCGATTAAAAATCATGGAGCCGGGCGAGGGGTATGTTCACTGGCCGGTCAGCGATGAGTTTGATGAGGAATATTTTAAGCAACTGACCAATGAAAGGCGCGTTGTCAAATTCGAGCGCGGCAGGCGTGTCATGAAGTGGGATGCGGGCGGCAGAAGGCAAGAGCCATTTGACACAGCCGTTTATAACCTGGCTGCGATTCGACTATTGCAGCAAAACTTCGGTGTTAATTTGTCAGACTGCAAAAACAGTGACGAAGAGAATGATCAAGCTGAGCAGGCGGTGATTGCTCAAGTAAGCGCTGTCAAAAAACCAAGACGGCCAAAATCAATGATGAATATGGAGGGCTTCTGATGTCCACGGCAACAATGATGCTAGGACTTTATCTCGATGCGGAAGCAAAGATTCTCGCGGGTCAATCTGTAAAGTTTGGAGAGCGGACTTTAACAAGGGCCGATCTTGCAGAGGTTAGGAGGGGTCGCGCAGAGTGGGAGCGCAAAACAATTACAGAAAGCAGCGGCGGCGCAAGCCACAGCTTGGCGAGGTTCGATTAATGAATTTCATTGATAAAATGATTGCGCCGTTCTCGCCGCAAAAAGCGCTAGAACGAACCAAGGCGCGGCGTATCCTCGCGGCATATGAAGCGGCAACGCCAACCCGCACACGGAAAAACCCGGCTGACAATTCAAGCGGCAACACGCTCACAGCGAAAGCTGGAACGATACTGCGCGGACAGGCGCGGCACCTTGAGCAGAATCACGATCTGTGTCGCGGCATACTCAACACAATGGTGGCAAACATTGTTGGGCATAATGGCATTGGCATAGAGTGCCAGGTAAAGAACAAAGACGGGAAGCTGAATAAAGAAGTGTCGGCAGAGCTTCAAAAACTGTTTCGTGACTGGTGCAGAAAGCCGGAGACTACGCATCAGCTCTCGTGGTCGGCAACGCAAAGAATGATGGCGCGCGCATGGCTGAGAGATGGCGAGGCGCTAAGTAAATCGATTATTGGGTTTCTCCCAGCGCTGAATCACGGCACAAAAGTACCGTTTTCAATCGAGCTGATGGAGTCAGATCACATAGCGGACGTGTCAGACGACAAAAACACGGTGCAAGGCATCGAGCACAACGAATGGGGTCAGCCTCGTTTTTATCTGCTTTATGATCGAAATCCGAACGACCGCATGACATTTAATGGCGAGTACCGACGAGTCAGTGCCGATAAAATCAGGCATGTAAAATTCACCGACCGACTGAGACAAGCTCGCGGGGTGTCTATATTTGCGTCCGTGCTGAACAGGCTAAACGACCTCAAAGATTACGAAGACTCCGAACGCATAGCGGCCAAAATATCGGCAGCAATGGCGGCGTATATTAAAAAAGGCTCACCAGATCAGTACGGCATGACCTCATCAGAAGACGATGAGCGAGAGTTCGGCATTGGCCCCGGTATGATCTGGGATCACCTGGCGCCGGGTGAAGAGGTCGGAACAATTCAGAGCAACCGGCCATCACAATTGCTGCAGCCGTTTCGCGACTCGATGTTAAAAGCAATCGCCGCAGGCACCGGGACGGGTTACAGCTCAATCTCAAAGAGTTATGACGGCACCTATTCGGCGCAACGCCAAGAACTGGTAGAGCAGTGGTCTCAATACGCGATGCTTTCAAGCGACTTTATCAGTCAGTTCATTGAGCCGACCTATCGCGACT